GAAAACACCGCGCATCCGGAATGGAGTGAGAATTGGGAGCCACACTACGCGCCTGGGGAAGCCGGGGCCGGGCTTCTGGAGAAAAATTGGGCCTATACATCAGTAGATGGTCTGACGACGTTTCGCCCATTTAATTTCAACGTAAACCTCACAACTCACAGCGCCAGGATGTTCTGGCGGCTTGGGCAGTTCGACATCGATAGTCGGACTGGCAGCAATTACGTGTTCCGCGTCAACACCGCCACGCCGCAGGTACAAATTCTGAGTCGTCTGTCGATCGATGCCGGATCATCGGCTATCGATACTCAAGTCGTCAGCATTGCTGGTAATCCCGGCAGTTCGTCATTTGTGGTGATCTCGCCCACCGCGATAGCCAGCAATTCGGCTGCGCTGCAAATCGTGTTGCCGGCACTGACTGTGGATTGCGACGCGATCTCACTGATCGGCAGCAACAGTGCCAGGACCGCGATGGTTCTGAAGAATACCGGCACGGGCCATTCCAATGAGTTGATTTGGGCTGGCAGCAGCGGGAACGCCTGGACCCGCTGGCTTGCTGCACAGAGCTGGTCGGCCGGCTCGTTGCGCAGCAGCGGGAATTGGACCCTCGCCAACTCCGACACGCTGGCAAGCAACGTAAGGCTTACGGTCTCAACAGCAGGGCTGATGAGTTTGCTCGGAACGAGCGGTTTGCTGGAAATGTCGGAGGTCACAGCACAATCCGCCCCGGCAGCTAACGGTGTTCGTATCTACGCAGAAGATGATGGCGCCGGGAAAACACGACTGATGGCGGTGTTCTCGTCTGGAGACCCGCAGCAAATCGCAATCCAACCATGAGGACTAAATGAACGCAGAGCAACGCATCAAGCTGCAAATCGGGGAACTGGTGGTGCAGCTTGCAATGGTCTCCGCCGACAACGAGGCGAAGGACGCGAGGATCAAAGAGCTTGAGGCAAAGCTGCCGCCAGAAACTGCGGTTGATCCAGCCCTGTAATTCCCACACCCATCATCAATCCAAGTGGGTGTGCTGAAGAAGATCGCGGCTCAGCCGTGACGGTCTGACCGTTCTTGTTGCCCTCCACAATCCCTCAGCTTCTCAGGTTTGAGAGTGGAAAAGAAGGGGCTCCGATGCCTCCTGAATGGATGAGGGCCTGACAGGATGCGCGCCGGACGACTCGATCGGCTGATCACGATCCAACGCAAGACCATCACGGCGTCGGATTCCGGCGAGCCGGTCGAAAGTTGGACGGCGGTCGGAGACATCCGACGCGCGGCATCGATGTTGCCGGTGCGCGGCGAGGAACGCTTCGGCGAGCCGCAATTGGTCGGCAAGGAACAGATCGAATTCCGCGTTCGATACTCGGTAGAATTGGCCGCGTTGACGCCGCAGGACCGGATTGTGCATCCCGCGCTGAGCGAAGCTTCGCCGGAGGATGTGCCAGACACTCGCCGCATCCACGACATTCTTGCGGTCCATGAAATCGGCCGCCGCGAGGGCTTGCAGATCATAACGGCGCGGCGCGCGGATGTGACGGCATGACACTCGCGGATATCAGGGTCGGACTTAGGGCCTATCTGCTCGACGATGCCGCAATCGCGGCGCTGATTACGCCAGCTAGCGGACCGGCGCGTATCTACCCGATCACGCTACTCCAAGGTCAAACACAGCCGAGTATCGTCTATACCCGGATATCCGGGCAGGGCGATCATCATATGCAGGGTGCGTCGGGACTGGCACGCCCGCGCATCCAGATCGACTGCTGGTCGCAGAGCGCGGATACGGCGACGACACTCGCCAATCTGGTGAAGGAACGGATCGACGGCTATCGCGGATCAATATTGTGGGGCGAGGATTCGCCGGAAGAAGCCATCGTGGTGCAGGGCATCTTCTTCGACAGCGAGCGGGAGGATTGGGACCAGGAGTCCGGGCTCTATCGCGTGAGCCGGGATTATCTGGTTTGGCATGAGGAACGATGATGAAATTGTCTGTTCGCATAAAGGATGCGATCTGTGTGCCTGGCACGGAAATCGGCTTGGTACTATGTGACGAATCTGGCGCCGAGTTGCCAAACCAAACCAAGGTCACATTGACAACCGGAGTGGATGATCTGCCCCGGCTAATTGTCGAGTTCTGTGTTGACGGCGATGATGTGAAGCTGATCAAGAGCGCGTGACGTGGCCTCGATCAAATCGACAATCAAGGTCGAGGGGCTGAAGGAACTGGAGGACGCGCTTCTCGAATTGCCGAAGGCAACGCAGGGAAACATTCTGAAGCGCGCCGTAGTCGCTGCCGCCGCCGACTTCGCCGATCACGCCAGCAGGCTTGCGCCCAAGGACAAGGGTAAGCTCGCAACCGAAATCAAGGTGTCCAAGCCTAAGATCATCAATGCCGGCACGGCGGCGTTTGCCGCGGCGATGCGCGGAGGGGCCACGCGAGCCGAGGCGGCCAGTGCCGCGCGCACGGCCAATCGAGCGGCCGGGGGTGTAGGGCGCTCCGTTATCACGCATGTCGGTCCGACCCAGTCAGCGTTCTACGGCGTGTTCCAGGAATTCGGCACGGCGCATCATGCCGCGCAGCCGTTCATGCGGCCGACATGGGACGCGCTGAAGAATTCCATGCTGACGACCATCGCCGAGACGCTCGCGGCCGAGATTGAAAAGTCGCGCGCGCGGCTGGCCAAGCGTGCGGCAAGTCTCGCCGCCAAGATCAAGTCATCGCGTTAACGCCTTTCCCGTCCCGCCGGGCATAACGCGGGTTTCACATCATCAGGAGCAATTCGATGAGCACCAATGCCCGCATTGGCTACGGCGTGCTGTTGAAGATCGCCGACGACAACAGCCCGGCAAATTACAGTGTGGTCGGCGAGCAAACCAATGTCACGCCGCCGAGCATCGCCGGCGATGCGGTCGAAGCCACGCACATGCAGAGCCCGAACGCCGCGCGCGAATTCGTGCCGGGCCTGGTCGACGGCGGCGAGGTCTCGATCGAGATCAATTATGTGCCGACCAGCGCCGGCGTCACGACGTTCATGGATCTGCTGCGCACGGTCGCAACCTGCCGCATCGAGTTTCCGCTGACGGCCGGACAGACGGTCAACGCCAAGTGGGACTTCGACGCCATCCTGACCGGCTTCGAACCGGAAGCACCGATCGACGACAAGATGGCCGCGACCGTGACGTTCAAGGTCACCGGCCTGCCGACCTTTACGCAGGGTTCGTAATCATATGGCGAATCCGCACAGGGGTGAATTCGAGTTCGAGGCTGCAGGAGAAAAGTACATCCTTCGGTTTTCGGCCAACGCTGTCGTCGATCTTGAAGAGGCGTTCGACGTGACGCTCGGCCAGTTGGGCGAGCGTTTCCAGAGTCTCGACGCAGTGCGGCTCGCCGACATTCGAACCATGTTCTGCGTCGGGCTTGAGGACAAGCATCGGGATTTGACCAAAGATCAGCGTATCAAATTGTTCGGCGAACTGCTGCCGATGGAAGCGACGCAACTCGTGATGCAGGCCTTTCAGCGATCGTTCGGCGTGAGCGAGGTGGTGGTAGCCGAAAACCCTCCGAAGCCGGGCAATCCGCCGAGTGGGACTGGCCCGGCCTCCACGGAGACTGGTGTCGGTTAGGGCTCGATCCTGATGCGTTCTGGACGACGACGCCCGCAGAAATCCGCCGTATCTGCAAGGCTCGTGTGAAGTTCTTCGAGACGAAGGCGGAGGCAACCGTTGAGCAATTGACCTACGTGGCGTGGCGTGTAGCGACATTGTCGCGAGCCAAGACAATTCCTCCGCTGAAGTCGTTGCTCTCCAAGATCAAAAGCGGCCGCAAGCCAAAGCAGACCCCGGAACAACAGATGGCGATCATCCAAATGTGGAATGGACTGCTCGGCGGGCGCGTGACCAACAAGACGGAACACTGACCCATGGCTGCCGGCAATGCGATCATCGGCGCACTTCGCGCTGTCCTTGGCATCGACACCGCTCAATTTGAGACCGGGCTGAAGTCGGCGCAAAGCCACCTCTCGGGCTT